TGGATACAGCAACCTCGCTTCTTCGTAACTTCGGAATGGTAACAGGTGGATAATGCCTAGAATACAAATTGACGAAGGCGGTACAGCCAATACGCCAGCACCTAGCACTATCCCTGCGGTAGAGCCAGTTGAACAGACTACGAAGCCAGCAGCCGATAATAGTAATTCTGGCAACGGCTCTGGCGATGGCTCAGGCAATGACATTAAGCAACCTACAGGCCTAACCCAGGCAGACCTAGATTCCGCCCTTGCAAAACAAGCTGCGACATTTAATCAGCAGTTTACTACGCTACAGGCAGGCCAGCAGGCAGCTTCTGGTCAAGCTCAGCTTGATAAGCAAATCAACAGCATGAATGCTCAGGAGCTTTTATCAAAGACGCTTCAAGGCTATGGCCTTGAAAACTCTGTGACTGGCCCAAGCATCAGCAATGCTATCCTCGGCCTTATCCAGAATAACTATGACTCTTCAACCATTCAGGCTCTTATTGAAGACCCAACAGCGGCTACTTCAAAAGACCCTAACGTTGCTGCTCTAGGCAAAGCATGGCAGACTCGTTTTGCTGGTAACGCTGCTCGCGTAGCCAATGGCCAAAACCCATTGTCTCCTGCAGAGTACATTGCTACAGAGAACTCCTACCGCAACATCATCCAGGCAGCTGGATTGCCTAAGGGCTTTTACGATAACTCAGCTCACATGGCTCAGCTTATCGGCAATGACATTGCTCCTACGGAGCTTCAGGACCGTATCAATACAGCGGCTAAGTCTATCTCTAATGCTGACCCATTCTACACCACAACGCTTCAGCAGTACTACGGTCTAACGCCTAGCGATATGATTGCTCATGCGCTTGACCCTAACACAGCTCTTCCATTGCTTCAGCGTGCTACAGCAGCAGCTACCTTCGGTGCTGCAGGTGCTCGTCAGAATGTCAATGTTGACCAAGCTACAGCTGCTCAATATGCAGCTCTTGGTGTGACACAAGGACAAGCTGAACAAGGCTTCCAGTCAATTGCTGGAGCTTTACCTACTGAACAGAAGTTGGCTGCTATCTATGGCGGACAAGGAACTCAGTTCGGTACAGCAGCTGACCAGCAGGCTAAACTAACTGCAGCCACCTTTGGTGGAGCAGGCGGAGCACAAGCCGAACAACAGCTCAAGAAACTACAAGCCCAAGAAGTAAATCTCTTCTCAGGCTCATCAGGAGTGGACAAGAATTCACTCTTTGGTTCCACCTCAGGAACCTTCTAACTAAGCTTGCCCAGCCGACCAGCACTGGGTTCTAGTACTACGACTGGTAGTAGGAGCCATCAATTCTCTCCCCTGATTATTGATGTGGCCTGCGTTAACTTATAGAAAAGGGAGTGCCTAAATGGCGAACCAATACGACTACGACGACGAAGACGAAGACACAACTACACAGGAGCAACAGATTCCTGCAGGGCTTCGTAAGGCGCTCAAGCGTCTTGAAAAAGAAAACCAGGAGTTACGAGAAGCCAACGCGTTGCGCGACTCAATGCTCCGTGAGCGTACCGTCAAGGACGTGCTGGACTCGAAGGGTGTACCTAGCAAAATCGCTAAGTTCATTCCGAGCGATGTAGCAACACCCGAGCAGGTTGATTCATGGCTAACTGAGAATGCTGATATCTTCGGCTTTCAGTCCACGAAGCAAACTGACGCAGTAGACGAGCAGCGACAAGAGACGACTTCTCAGTTTCAGCGTATTAACGCTGCTACCGAGACAGCCATCCCAGCTACTAACGTTGCCGACCTTCAGGCTCGCATCAACAATCCTAACCTCACAAAGGCGGACCTCGATGCGATTACAGGTATCAACGGATACACTGGCTCTGGTCGTCGAGCATTTTAATCAATCCACTAACCCTTAGAAAGGGGTAACGCACAATGGCTAATGCTTATAATAGCACAGGCTCTGCAGTCGGTACCTCGGTCGTACAAACAGCGTATGACCGTTATATCGAGCTTGCACTTCGTGCTGTGCCAATGGTCCGCGACCTCGCGGATAAGAAGCCAGTACAACAGGCTATGCCTGGTTCTTCAATTGTGTTCAACATCTACTCAGATATGGCTCCAGTAACAACTGCGCTTTCTGAGACAACAGACCCAGACGCAATTGCGCTCGGCTCAACAACACCAATCACAGTAACACTCAACGAATACGGAAACGCTTCACTCGTTACCCGTAAGCTCGAGTTGTTCTCATTCTCAGATATCGACCCAGCACTCGTCGACATCATCTCATACAACATGCTCGACTCGCTCGACTCTGTTGCACTCCAGGAGCTCGTCGGTGGCCCACAGGCTGTCGCTGAGGTTAACGGCGCTCTCGTATCAACATTCGGTGGTTCATACACCGCTGGTGTTACACAGGGTAAGGTCCTTGGAACAGACACAATCAAGGCACGCGATATTCGTTTCGCAGTGGCTAAGCTCCGCGCTAACAAGGTAGTCCCACGTCAGGGAGATTACTACTACGTTGGTATCCACCCAGAAGTTTCACACGACCTCCGTGCTGAGACAGGTCTCGGCGGATGGCGTGACGACCACAAGTACTCAGAGACAGGTGCTTCTGAGTTCTGGCCAGGCACAATCGGAACCTACGAAGGCGCGATGTTCGTCGAGTCTCCACGTATGTTCAACACCACAGACGGTGCAATCGGAACAGCAGCTAACACCTCATACTCAGGCACATTTGGTACAACCTCATATGTCAACGGTACAGGTGGAACACGTGTATTCCGTACAATCGTTGCTGGTAAGCAAGCACTTGCTGAAGCGGTTGCTGAAGAGCCACATGTGGTCTTCGGTCCAATCGTTGACAAGTTGCTCCGTTTCCGTCCAATCGGATGGTACGGCGTACTTGGCTTCAAGCGCTACCGTGACCCTGCCTTGATTCGTATCGAGACAACGTCATCAATCAACAACTCCTAATTTGATTTAGGTCGGGCGGCTCCCCCTTCGGGGGGAGTCTCCTCTTAACAAAGGAACGATATGGCAGTCTATGTATTCACACCACCAACCACAGATGAAACACCTGCTGGTTTTGGTGACCTTATGTGGCGTTACCGTATTGCCCGTGCAGATACGTTGCTTATGACTAACGGCATAGTAAAGCGCGAGCGTACCTTTGAAGTATCAGAAGTAACAGCAGCAGAGTACGCCTATATTGGCGGACATGTTTACACCATCTCCCAAAAGGAGCGCGACCAGTTGGTTGCTGCGGGATACGGTGCAACAATTACGGCACTACCATGACAGAAGAAACCCCAGACGAGCTAATACGCAAAAGAGTCATTTTGATGGAAATGGACTTATTGGATGAAGGCAAAGCCCCAGAGTAGAATAAAAATCGCAACATATGCAATCTGTAAAAACGAAGCAAAGCACATTAAACGATGGTTGGAAGCAACAAAAGAATCTGACTACAGGGTCGTCCTCGACACAGGTTCGACGGACAATACCTTGGAACTCCTCGGTGAGGCGACTAATCTCATTGTCGGGAGAACCGTTGTATCACCTTGGCGATTCGACACAGCGCGTAACCAAGCGCTAGCCCTCGTACCCGAGGACGCAGATGTGTGCCTCATCTTGGATATGGATGAAGTACCAGAAAAGAATTTTTACCGCAAAGTACAGAACCAGTGGGTTCGCGGAGCGGACAGAGGATGGGTGTCACTAGACACAGGATTTGCATGGAAGGTTGACAGGCTTCACAGCCGTCATGGTTGGACATGGAAGTGGCCATGCCATGAGGCGCTAGTGCGAGAAGATGGCAACGAGGAGTTCACATACTGTGACACCACGACGCTTATCAAGCACCAGCCAGATACAACCAAGTCTCGCGGACAGTACGAGACCATGCTAGAGGACGCTGTCAAAGAAATGCCAGAGGACGCCCGTATGTGGACATACCTCTGCCGAGAGTATTACTTCCATGAGAAGTGGGAAGATGTCTTACGGTCAGCCGAAAAGGTTCTGACTTTGGACGGAATGGACCACGAACTAGCGGCTGTATGCCGCTGGGCGGGCGATGCTGCAAGAGCGCTAGAACAGCCCTCTGAGCCTTGGTTTGCCAAAGGCGTAAGTCTTTGCCCAGACGAAGGAGAATCGTGGCTTGGAATGGCCTCTGACGCCCTTAGAAGGGGTGATTATGGCCTAGCCTTAGACTCCGCCATACGGTGCTTTGAGACTACGCCTGTAATCCACTATCTCCACGAGCCAAGTGCTTGGAGATGGAAGTCTTATGACATCGCAGCTCAGGCTGCTTTCAATATTGGCGAGCTAGATGCGGCTATCGCATTTGCCCAAGAAGCCTACCGAGGCAAAGGTCCTGAGACCGATAGAATCAAGCGTAACATTCAAATGATGATGGGGATTAAAAATGGCAAAAAAGCCGTGTGACCACATCCAGATTGTTCTCGACTGGGGCATTACCAAGGAAAGCAAATATGGTCCATCCCTATGGGGCTGTAGGAATTGCAAGGTAACCTCACCCGATAGGCTCTATGAGTACAGTGATGAGCCAGACCCGATATTAGCAGAGCATCGCAACCACAAGGCTGACGGCATCTTTGACTCTAAGTGCGTTGTCTGCAACAACAGTAAGGTTCTGTTTAGCACAGGGGATGCTGGTCGAGTTGGGTCAATGTCTGCAAAGAAGTGGGACAAAGAACTTTCCGATTATAGAGAAGCTAGACGTCAGGGAATCCAACCTGCAGGCACTAGCCAGCATCATATCGAAGCAGCAATTACTGCAAGCGATACGCTAGGCAAGGCATACAATGCAGACTACATGGACCCTACCAACAAGATAACTAAGAAAAACATCAAAGCAAAGGAAGCAAAAGATGGCAATGTCTGATAAGAAGCAAGACGCTAAAGCAACAAAAGGTTTGAACCCAGCTCAGAAGGCTGCGTTCAAGAAGGCTGACGCTAAGATGGATGCTAAGAAGCCATCAGCTAAGGCTGATGCAAAAATGGACAAGGCGCTTGTCGCCAAAATTAAAAAGGGGAAATAACATGTGCAAAGAATGCGGATGCAGTTCAACAATTATTGGTGACGTAACAGGTCACACAACAGGCCGTCCATCAGACCCATATGGTTCATATGAGGGCGTTGGCGGAACCAATAAAGGCTCAAAGTAACTTTTAGAAAGGATAGGCGATGACAGTTTATGGAACATATAACCGTAATGGCGTTTCACTTAACCAGTACGGTCGAGATGGCTCTACCATTCTTGATGAGGTCAATCGCCTAGCCAATGGTGGAGAGTACCCAACTGTAGATAAATACCTTGGGTTATCTGCTGCCATTAATAAGTGGAAGGGATACCCAGCAGGTACAGGAATTATGGCTGCCTTGAATAAAGCTGCTGGTTCCTCAACAAGTCCTGCTAGTTTCCTTGATTTTATTCAGGTAATTAACTACTACCTTGAATCTACGCTTGGTAGCGTTAATATGAATGACCCATATCTACAGCCACCAAAGCTTCTCTCAGCAGTCCAGGCCCTTCGATTGATAGCGAGCTAGAATGACAACACTACTTGACCTAGTCAATGAAACACATCTTTTGCTATCAGGCTACACCCAGCGCCAAGACCAAGCAACATCGCTAGTTAGCGACATTGCTGCCAACTCTTACTCGCTTACAGTTCAGAATGGAATAGTTCTTTCTCGTGGACTTGTAGAGATTGATGACGAGCTTATCTGGGTAGACAGTTTTGATAAAACATCCAATACCGCAACCGTTGCTCCTTACGGTCGTGGCTACCGTGGAACTACAGCTGTAGCCCACACCGCAGGTACTAGAGTAACCATCGCTCCAGTCTTCCCGCGTTCAGCCATTGAGCGGAATATCAACTCTGCTATCGATGCTGTCTATCCAGACCTCTTCGCTACAGCCTCAACAACATTTTCATTCTCAGCAGCCCGTACAACATATCCGCTTCCAGCGGATGCTATTGACATTATGGGTATCTCATGGCAGACAATTGGACCATCTAAAGAATGGCTACCGATTCGTCACTACCGTGTAGACCGCATGGCAGACCCAGCAACCTGGGGTGGTGGAAAAACCGTTAGCATCAGCGACGGCATCATTCCTGGCCGTACGGTAACAATCCGCTACACGCAGAAGCCTCTACCGCTAGTTAACACCTCAGACGTCTTTGAGTCTGTGACTGGCTTGCCATCATCTGCCCGTGAAGTTATTACCCTTGGCGCAGCTTACCGTATGGCAGTATACCTAGACATGGGTCGCGTTCCTGCTACATCGGCTGAAGCCGCTGCACAGGGAACAGCAAATCCTATTGGCTCAGCAGCTAACCTTTCAAGAATGCTAAAGCAAATGTACAATGACCGTTTGCTTATTGAAGTAAGACGTCAGCAAGAGCAGTTCCCACCACGCGTTCACATCACAAGATAAGGGCTAAACATGACACTACGCTACTACACAAGCCAAGCGCAGGATACCACAACCACGGGAGCTATTACCTCTGGTGCCACAACAATGGCAGTCAGCTCGGTGACAGGCTGGCCTACATCTTACCCATTCACCCTAGCGGTTGATTACAGCACATCCCTCGAGGAACTTGTAGACGTCACCAACGTGTCTGGTCTGACAGTGACAATAACTCGTGGCGTTGACGGCAGCACCCCTGCCGCTCACGGCGTAGGCGCCACAGTACGTCACGTAATCTCTGCTCGTGATGCGCGTGAGTCAAACTCACACGTTAATGCCACAAGCTCAGCACATGCTATTACAGCCATCTCTGGACTAGGTTCTGGCGTAGCTACATTCCTCGCTACTCCTACGTCATCTAATCTAGCTTCAACAGTGTCTGACGAGACTGGCTCAGGAAGCCTGGTGTTTGGAACTGGCCCTATAGTTAATACAGCAGTAGCCACGCCAACATTCTCTTCCAATGTTTACACCCTAGTGCTCACAGATGCTAGCAAGGTTCTCCTTGCCTCTAATGGCTCTACTGCTGGCACAGTAACAATCCCAACCAATGCAAGCGTAGCGTTCCCAGTAGGAACAACTATTACTGTTATTCAGACTGGCTCTGGCCAGCTGACAGTTCAGGGCGCATCAGGCGTAACTCTTGCCTCTATCGGTGCAACTTCAACTGCACCAAAGCTCCGCATACAAAACTCTCCAGTAACCCTTGTACAGACCTCGGCTAACACGTGGTATGCGATTGGAGACATTGTTTAATGTTGATTAACTCTGTAGCAGCGTTAGGCCCGTATGCTCCGAGCAATCCGACCAATTGCAATATCTACAATGATGTAGCTGGAACAACATATAACGCTGGAGCTGGTGGAAAAATAAGAATAACCAGTAGCGGTTCAACAGATGCTGGTCGTTCAACAATAAACTTCTATTACATTGTGTTGAATTATTCTGGCGGGTATAGCAATTACAATGCTACTCCAGCAGAAATTGCTAGTGGCGTAGTATTCAGCAATTTAGATATTACAAAGACTTACTCGGCTGACATTCAGGCTCATACGTCAGCAGGGTATTACAGCGTAGGATATGCCACAAGCTCAACCCTTGGAACACATAGCGCCCCACAAGGCATTTCAACTGTCAGTGCTTCTGTCGCTTCAACAACTTCCGTTAATTTGTCTTGGAACGCTTGGAGTAATACATCAAGCAATCCTTATGCTGACTATGCTTCAACACCTAGCAACGGAAATCTTGCAATTACTGGCTACAAGGTTGAAATCTATGACCCATATGGCGCAAACCCTGCTTACCCTGTTTCCACCGTTACTTTTGATTCTACGCACACAACGGGTGGAACGATTACTTATGCTTTTACAAAAGCACATCCGTATTTCTTTTTTCTTTCTGCTATAAACGCAGACGGATTAGGTTACGGAAAATCTAGCAATCTTGTAACACCAAACCCATAACCTAGGAGAGCCGTGACTGATTCATATTTGCATATTGCGGAACGTCCAACAGACCCAATCGGTCAACCTGGCTCCTCTGGTAATGCTTGGATTAACACCGATGTGAACTACGACATAGCCATCGGTGGCATCCCATTCTTTCTTGGGGTTAACGACAAGTACCCATACAAGCGTGCTACGGCTGAATACCGCAAGCAGCAACTAGATGTACAGAAAGAGCCTGGCGAGCAGACCATCACGGGATGGTGGCTTCGCTCCCAATCTTCTTTCCACTATGGTGCTGGCGTACGCTATCAAGAGCCTCTCATGGGCGAGCATGTTCAGTATATGTTCCACAAGTCTGCTGGCGTAGAAGTATTCAATACTGGTCGCGTCAATCTCCTACCAGACGTCACCAAGATGCAGACTGTCTCAGACACCCCTATCATCGTCTCAGCTCAATACAACGGCACAGACTTGGTATTCTTCAAGGATGGTTCAACCCTATACCGCTCAGACGGTACAACCACTACCACGGTAACGTGGGGTGGTTCAGGCACCATTCTTGACATTGTCTGCGATGGTAACTACTACTACGTAGTCAATGGTACAGGCATCTACCGTGGCACTCTTTCAGGTGGAACTGGTTCCCTTATTTTCACTAACCCAGCAACTGCTACAAACGCTAAGCTTGGTTATGCCAAGCAGCGTATTATTGCTGGTATTGACAACTCTATTTATGAAGTTGTCCCTATCTCCACACTTAACCTCGTCGCTGGCAATCTAGTTAATAATGTTGCTACGCTTAAAACATCTGTTGCGCATAATTTCAATGTTGGCTACCAAGTGACCATTGCAAGCGTTGGCTCTGCATTCAACGGAACATTTGTTGTTACAAGCATTCCTTCCGCAACAGAATTTACTTATGCTCACAACTACACTGACCAGCAGTACTCTAATACATTAACTGGCACAGTTACTCTTGTGGCCAACAACAACCTTCCTATCTACACTCATCCATCAGCAGCTTGGGTATGGACTGGTGTCTGCGATGGCCCTAACGCTATTTACGTTTCAGGATACTCTGGCACATCAAGCTCTATCTTCCGCCTTGCTCTAGATACAGCAGGTGCTGTGCCATTGCTCAATAAGGCCCTTACCGCAGCCGAGCTGCCATCTGGTGAGCGTGTTACAGCCCTTGGTTCATACCTTGGCAAGTATCTTATTATCGGCACTAACAAGGGTGTCCGCGTAGGACAGATTGACACCTCAGGTTGGCTATCATCTGGTTATATCACCTATGGCCCACTCTCTGTAGTAACTAACGGGTTTGACCCTGCAACAACAACTATCTTGACTGGCTCACCTGTAACTAGCGTAGCATTTCAAGACCGCTTTGCTTACTGCACAGTAACTAATTACATCGATAATGGTGACGGTACATTCTGCTCAGGTCTTATTAAAATTGACCTATCCAAGGAAATCAACCCTAATCAGTTTGCTTACGCAACCCACTTGCGTTTAAGTAACTCTACCGCTACTTGCACCTCTGTGGCAAACCTAGGTAACAGCAACACGCTTATCTTTGGTATCTTTGGTGTAGGCGTATACAAGCCTGCTACAACTCTTGTATCTTCTGGCTATATCCAGACTGGACAGATTCGCCAGTTTACACTTGAGGACAAGCACTTTGAGTTGCTCAAGGTCCGAGTCTTGCCCAACCAGCAGGGAACCCTTGGTATCTTAGCAGTTAACCCAAATGAGTCGATTACTCCAATCATTACCACTAACGTGGAGTTTGATTACACTCAAGACATTTCAGGTATTGACGGCCTTGACACGGCCCCACAGCAGTCTATTGGACTCAAGTTCGTTCTTAATGCTGCAGCAAATCAGGCGGTTGGCTCGGAAGACGTGTTTCAAGGATATCAGCTCAAGTCTGTGCCAGCGGTTAAGCGTCAGCGCCTTATCACATTTCCTCTCATGAACTATGATTACATGGAAGACCGCAACAATCTTTCAACTGGTTACATTGGTAGAGCAGCAGAAAAGCTAAACCTTATGGAAGCTATTGAGTCTAACGGTGACGTTATCCTCATTCAGGACTTTACCAACGGTGAAACTGTTCGCGGCATTATTGAAGAACAGCAGTTTATTCGTATCACAGCACCAGACAGAGCATTCAACGGCGACGGTGGAATCCTCTATTGCACTATCCGTACCGTATCATAGGAGAGACCTTAATGGCCAACGTGGACACAGCCACCGTTATCTACTCGTATTTCTTCGTACTAGCGGCCTTGCTTGCTGGTATGGGTATGATTGCTAAGCACGCTATCGCTAAGCATACCGAGGACCTTAAAGACCAGTTAAACAAGATTACCTATGCTCTCTATAACGATGGCAAGACTGGCCTTATCAACAAGGTTGAAGAACTACTTGAGAACCAACAGGCCATAAAGATTGACGTTGAAGTACTCAAATCGAAAGGTGAATAATGGGACAAGCAGCAGATTTTGTAGCTAAGGCACGCACCCAGGAGGGTGTCAAGGAATCCCCAGCTAACTCTAACCAGACACCGTTTGGCAAGTTCACAGGTCACGATGGCCAGCCTTGGTGTGGTTCATTCGTGATGTGGTGCGCAGCACAGGTTGGCTTTAAGAACATGCCTAACTGTGTATACACCCCCGCAGGAGCCGAAGGGTTCAAGGGGCAAGGACGTTGGTCTAATCCAGCTACCGCCAAGCCACAGGCTGGCGATGTAGTGTTCTTTAATTTTGATGGTAAGGGTATCGAGCATGTTGGTATCGTAATCCGAGATAACGGAGACGGTACTGTCACTACCATCGAAGGCAATACCATCCCTGATGGCGCTTCTGGCAATGAAGCTAACGGTGGGCAGGTATGCCTCAAGACACGTGCTTACCGCACAGACAATAAGCGTAAAATGACAGTATTCATCTCAGGCTTCGGGTCACCGAAGTGGACATCCTAAGGAGACAAAAATGGCATCAAAGAAATATCTAATCAACATACCGCCTAAGGTCTGGACTGTTCTAGGCTTCTGGTTCCACGTCGCAGCTGGCGGCGTACTCACTGAGTATATCGTTCACCACACAACATCTATCAAGGCTCTTGGCGGAGCAGCACTTGCTGCACTCGCACCAGTCTTCTACCGCTACTTCAACCCAGGCGATAACTTCCCACAGCCTAACAAGGCTCTTGCTGCTGCGGATGCAGCCGTCAAAGAGGATGTTCATGCCTAACGAGACAGTAGCCCTTGAGGTAATTTTCACAACTGAAGCAGAAGTAATCAAGGCAACCCAACTAACAGAGGAACAAAAATGACAGTAGGATTTTCTACAACTAACCTAGTCAACAACTGGCTCAACATGTTGCGTGCTGTAGCCTTTACAGCGCCTACTGGCATTTATGCTCAGTTGCACATTGGTGACCCAGGAGCAGCTGGTACGTCTAACCCATCAGCTCTTACCACGCGCTCAGCAGTCACCTTCTCGGCAGCGTCTGGCGGAGCACTTGCTCTATCCAACACCCCGTCTTTCACGATGACTGCTACCGAGACAATCTCGCATGTCAGCTACTGGGACGCTTCTACCTCAGGTAACTTCCTCTGGTCAGCAGCTCTCACAGCATCTAAGTCTGTCACAGCGACTGACGTACTACAGCTTACAGCAGTCGGAGTTTCACTCTCACCACTAGCAGCATAAGGACACTAAATGGCAACGACATATCCAGGTACGATAGATACATTTACCAATCCTGCGTCGACGGATACGTTGGCCAGTGTACCCCATGCAGCACAGCATGACAATGCAAACGATGCAATTAAGGCAATTGAGACCACCTTGGGAACCAACCCCCAGGGTGGCTCAGCCACCGTTTCTGCGCGTATTGCAACAATGGTTCCGCTTTCTACTGTCACCACCAAGGGTGACGTAATTGCAGCCACAGGCCCTGGTGCTGTAACCAGACTAGGAGCTGGAACAAATAACCAGATTCTTGTTGCTGACTCTTCGCAAACAGCTGGGCTTAGGTGGTCATCATCTTTGGCAAACTCTGAGTTGATTGCACCAAAAGAATTATGGACAGTTTCCGCTACTGCAGCAACTGGAACAATTCAGTTTGATTGCATTACGCAGGGTGTTCTTTACTACACCACAGCGTCAGCAGCCAACTGGAATCTAAACTTCCGAGGCAACTCAACCACAACACTTGATTCGGTGATGAACGTTGGTGACGCAATCACCGTTAGCTTCTTGGCTACCAACACAACAGCATTTTATCAATCCACAGCGGTCACGGTAGATACTAGCGCAACGGTCACTGTCAAATGGTCAGGTGCCTCTGCTCCAACGACAGGTACCGCAAATGCTATTGATGCTTATTCATACACAATTGTAAAAACTGGCTCTTCAACATTTACAGTGCTATGTGCGGGTCCTATTAAATATGCATAAGGAGATTAAATGCCACTTTTTACACCCGTCAAAGTAAATGGTTCAGTGCCTAAAGCAACAGTAACAGCAACAACAGGTTCTCCTACGGTAGATACAGCTAGCCGTCCTGGTAAAACTATCTATAAGTTCACGGGTTCTGGCTCTATTACTGTTGGAGCTAGCGGCAGCGCCGAGGTACTTGCTCTTGGCGGCGGAGGGGCAGGCGGACTTGGAGGCTCAACGCCCGCTGGTGGTTCAGGTGGTGGAGGCAGCGGTGGCTATCTATACACCACTA